TTGTGCTTGTCTCAATTGCCTCCGTATTACTACTGGGCATGGTGGGATTTGGTATATATCAAATCAAGAATCGTGGATGAAATCATCAAAGGGTTCAAGCAATGGTTCAAGTTGTTTTGCTACGTTGCTTGCATTTGGTGGTTTCTGGATTTTGTCAAAGCGTTGCCTGAGCCACTTGCCAAACGTGCAATGGACAAGGCGTTGAGTTATTTACCGTTTTAAGGGGAAATCATGGATGAACTACTCGGACTTCTTAAAGGCGTTGCACCTGCTCTGGCAACTGCCGTTGCTGGCCCTCTTGGTGGCGCTGCTGTTGCCGCTCTCGCTGCTAAGTTTGGTGTCTCAGACTCTGTGGAAGCGGTTGCAAAGGCAATTTCCGGTGACCCACAAGCGGCGCAAAAACTGGCTGACTTAGAACTGGAATACGCCCGACTGGATGCGGCTGATCGTGACAGCGCCCGTAAACGTGAGCTTGAGATTGCAACCAGCGCAGCGGCTCCTTGGTATTCCAAAATGGTCACGCCCGCTTTGGCAATCGGGATGTTCCTGCTCTGGGGAACCGTCAATCTTTTGCTGCTCAACAACGCCATTCCTGACGGCATGCGCGAGATTGTGATACGCATGCTGGGTTCCTTAGACGCCGCCAACATGTTGATTCTGTCCTACTATTTTGGCAACTCACACAAGCACTGACATGAACTCCAACTTCCCCAAAGCCCTTGCCGCTGTCCTCGTACACGAGGGTGGCTACGTTAATAATCCCAAAGACCCCGGCGGCATGACCAACCTCGGCTGCACCAAGACAGTCTGGGAAGAGCATTGCGGCCACCCAGTGGACGAGAAAGCCATGCGTGCGCTGACCCCTGCGGATGTTGGCCCGCTGTACAAGAATAAGTACTGGGACAAGGTAAAGGGTGATGATTTACCTGCGGGCGTAGATTATGTGGTGTTTGATGCCGCGATTAACTCTGGGCCGGGCCGTGCGGCCAAGTGGTTGCAGGCGTGTGTGGGTGTCGAACCTGATGGCGGTATTGGGCCTAAAACACTGGCTGCGGTACGCACCATGAACCCAAAACAACTGGTCGAAGATTACGGCAAACGCCGCCTGTCATTCTTGACTGACTTGCCTACGTGGGGTACATTTGGCAAAGGCTGGGCACGGCGTGTAAACGAAGTTACCAATGCCGCATTGACCATGATTCTATGAGGTAGCCCGTGCCGTTACAAAAAATCCTACTGAAGCCCGGAGTTAACCGCGAAAATACCCGGTATACAACCGAAGGTGGGTGGTATGAGTGCGACAAAGTTCGGTTTCGCCAAGGCAATCCAGAAACAATCGGTGGGTGGGTTCAATATAGCGGATATACGTTTTTAGGCATTTGTCGTTCCCTGTGGAACTGGATTACTTTAGGCGGTCAAAACCTTATTGGTGTTGGTACAAACCTGAAGTTTTACATCAATCAGGGCGGTGCTTACTACGACATTACGCCCATCCGCGCATCTTCTACAATTAACAATAACCCATTTGTTGCAACCCTTAATTCGTCCATCATTACCGTAACTGATACGGCCCACGGCGGGATTACAGGGGACTTTGTTACATTCACTGGCGCTACGGGTTTGGGTGGTAACGTTACCAGCACTGTCCTGAACAAAGAATATCAAATTACAATTGTAGATGCCAACAGCTACAGAATTACGGTGGCCGTCACGGCCAACGCTGCTGACGTTACGGGTTCTCCTGGTGGCGGTGCGTCTGTTGTTGCTGCATATCAAATCAATACGGGGCCAGCCGCTGAAGTGCCACTTGTAGGGTGGGGTGGTGGCAAATGGGGTCAAGGGACTTGGGGTAATGGCGGTACGTCTATCAACTCTTTGCAGCTTTGGAACCAGTACAACTTTGGGCAAGACCTTGTGTTTGGGCCTCGCGGAGCAGGTATTTATTACTGGTCTGCCAATGCTGGTTTGAATACACGCGGGGTTAATTTAACAACTACGGGCGATGCCGATACGCCACTGTTTCAGAACTACATCATTGTTTCTGATGCCTCACGTTTTGTGATTGTATTTGGCACAAACGATTATGGGACTAGCATACTAGACCCTATGCTAATTCGTTGGTCGGATCAGGAAAATCCCAATGTCTGGACGCCCGCAATTACCAATCAAGCGGGTAGCGTTCGGCTATCACATGGCTCACAGATTATTACGGCCATTCAAACCCGTCAGGAGATTGTGGTTCTGACTGACCAAGCTGTGTACTCGCTTCAATATCTTGGCCCACCGTATGTGTGGAGCAGCCAGCTGATGGGTGACAACATTTCTGTAATGGGGCCAAATGCAGCAGCGTTAGCTTCAGGTGTTGTGTATTGGATGGGAACTGAGAAGTTTTACAAATACGATGGCCGTGTGCAGACACTCAATTGTGATCTGCGCCGTTACGTGTTTGGCGACTTAAATCTGTTGCAGGCTCAGCAGGTATTTGCAAGCACGGTAGAGAGTTTTAACGAGGTCTGGTGGTTCTATTGCTCGGCCAACTCCAGCACGGTAGATAAATATGTTGTGTACAACTACCTTGAAAACACTTGGTACTACGGAACTATGGGGCGCACGGCTTGGTTGGATTCTGGACTGCTGCCTAATCCTATTGCGGCCACCTACTCACAAAACATTGTCAGCCAAGAGAATGGCCTAAATGATGTAGAGACTGGTACTGCTCAGCCTATTTCGGCTTACATATCGTCTTCGGAGTTTGACATTGGTGACGGCCACAATTTTGCGTTTGTATGGCGCATGTTGCCTGACCTGACGTTCTCTAACTCTACTGCCGCACCTGACGGCACACAGCCTACGGTTAAAATGGAATTGTATGGACTGGCTAACTCAGGTTCTGGGGTTACAAGCGATGCAAGCCAGCCAGTGGTCAAGGGCACTGCGTACTACATCACTGAAGAATTTACAGGTCAAATTTACACGCGGTTCCGTGGGCGTCAAATGATCTTTAAAATCAGCTCCAATCAGCTAAATACATCTTGGCAATTGGGTGCGCCTCGTATCGACATTCGTCAGGATGGACGTAGATAATGGCACAGAATAACGTTACCCCACCCAACCTGCCGTTACCACCGGACACGTATGATCGGCAGTATTTTGACAAATTAACAAATGCTTTGCGTTTGTTTTTCAATCAAATCAGTAACGCTGGGCCAATGTCGGGCGCTACGCAGCGAAATGGGACGCATGTAATTTCTGGTTTGAGCTTTATTGAGCCTAACCCAGCAACTCCAAATACGTTTCAAGTGAGCTTGCCCACTGATGCAGATTACGCTAACCTACGGGTAGGTTCGGTTTATTACGATAGCACCACCAAAGTGCTTAAAATCAAAGTTTGATACAAGGAGCCTGTTATGGCAGACGCTGGAATCGGTGAAGCAATGCTGCTTAGCGCGGCGATAGGTGGTGGCTCTGCTGCTATTACGGGCGGTGATCCACTCAAAGGCGCTTTGCTTGGTGGCTTGACAGGTGGCCTTGGTGCTGGCCTTGGCGGGATGATGTCTGGTGCTATGCCGGGTGCTGTTCTTGAGGGCGCTGCTGGCGCTGGAGGTGCGGGAGCAGGGGCTGGTGTCGGCCTCGGGGCTGGATCGGCGGCCAATATTGGCGGTGGCTTGGGAAGCAATTTAGCCCAATTCTCATCATCGTTTGTTCCGTCAGAAGCGGGGGGCATTACAGGTTTGTCTGGAAGCTCATTATTAAACCCAGCACTAAATGCAAATACGGCGCTTACTATTCCTACGGGTTTTGACATATTGCCGCCAGCTGCCGCTCCTGCAACATCTGTTGCTTCTGCTGCGCCAATGCCTAATGTGGCTTATAACCCAGCTAACGTTACCGACTATGGTTCTGAATTTGGTACTCAAGCTACATTTAATTCGGCCAACGCCGCCCCCAATGTTGCTTCTACTGCTGGCCCATCTAGCTTTCAGAAAGCCATCAGCGACCCAATGAAATACATAAACGACCATCGTTTTATGATGGGTAGCGCTGCATTGGCTGGTGCAACAGGCGCACGGTATAAACCCAATTTCCCCGGTGAGGACCAAAACAGTCCGCTGAAGAAGTTTCATTATGACCCTTCTACATACATGCCTTCACGCCCCTATGCAGAAGGTGGCATTGCTTCGTTGGGCGGAGGTAATATGGTGGTTGGCGGCAATCCACTTACAGACCCAAACCAAAACAATTCATTTGAAGCCAATTCTTTCCCTGTGAGCTACATGGCAGGCGGTGGCATCTCCGAT